CTTGACGGTGGCATCTGACCTGCGTCAACTGCAGCAGGCTGTCCACCTCCTGGTGGGCCAGACTGCTGACCTTGTGGGTTCCCTGGTTCTTGTCCAGGTTGCATTGGTTGCTGCTGCGCAAAGAAAGCTTCAGGAGTTTTAACACCAAAACCAAATTGCAACACATGACGGGCCAAAGCAGCAAGGTCGATAATCCCTGCACCAAGGAAAGGAGCCATAGCATCAACCATTTGCAAAGCCATCTGACGACGGAAAGATTCGTTAACAGGCTGTGTAGAACCTGCTTCTACTTCAAAGTCAAACTCGCCATCGATGTAGTCACGGTCAAACGTAACCCAAATAGGCATAGCGTTTGAACCAACAACACGAACAACCTGTTCACCCGTCATATACTGCTGAGCAAGACCAATTAAACGCCTAGCACAACTAGCGATAGTGCGTTCAATCTCTGCAAGCTTGTCAGAAGTACGGGCATTCATGGCATCTTGCATCATCGCTGCTTCAGTAGCAGTACGGCTAATCTCGGACGCACCACCACGCATGAACTCACCAACACCACTGATACGGTCAATGTCGCTTAGGATCATGTTTGACACGTTGTACATGTCAGGAGGGTTAATGACAGCAGGCATAGGTGCAACAACGCCACCCAATGGTTCATCTGACATGACGGGGACCATTACGTTGTCTTCGTCTGATTCCAACGCTGAGCGACCATCAGCATCAAATGCTGATTCCTTATATAGCCATTTACGGCTGAAACGCTTACGGTGGTTCATCATCTGCGTACGAGTTTCGTTCAATTCCAACTGCAAAGGCTCAATAGCTTCAAGTTCACCAATTGGGTAGAAGTTCTCAGGAACATCATAGTTTCGGATCATCACAAAAGGATGACCGAAAGCATAAGGGATTGTCCGTGGAGGAATCAAGAATGTGTCGCCACCGTTACAGAACACAGACATTGTCTTAGTTGTTAGGTCGTAGTATTCCCAAACCTCAACGAAAGCATCGTTGGGGTTTCTGTTTGGCTTTGCACCCTTTACTTCATCGCCATACTTGCTCCAACTAGTAGGAGCAGCTTCCATACGGGCTGCACGACCATAGCGTTTGTCGTTCTGAACATCACGCAAAGGACGTTTAATGCGTTGAGCAATCCAACGCAAATCAGACATGCTTGTAGCCTCGGCATTAACAAACACATCAAAAGGAGACACACGCTCAACGAAAGGACGATCCTCTAGGATTATCATTTCGGTTTCAATATTGGAACCCTCTTCTGCAACATCGATAATGTCTGCAGGATTGGTGGAAGCACCCATCTCTTTGACACGTTCTTCTTCAACGAAACGGTATCCAACCTTCAGCCAGCCGTGACCAAGGATTAGATAGTCGTCAACAGCACGACGCAAAGATGATTGGCAATCAAAGTGTCTCCACCAGTAGTTAATAATCGCTTCAGTTATAACAGCACGGTCCCCATCTTTTGGTTCACGAGCACCTACAGTAATCTTCGGGTGGTTAACAGCAACACTAGGAGCAATCACGTTGATTGTGGAGAAAGACATGTTTACAAGCATTCTGTCTTCGTCAGACAGGTGCTCGTAGTGCTTGCCTTTGTACATGTCGATCATTCTGCGCCAGACACGGTCATACTTGTCTTCTTTGCGCCATTTGCGTGACTGCTCAATATTGTTGCGATATCTCGCAATAATATCCTTATGGGGAGTACGAGCCATTATTTAGAACCAGTACCAAACGCTGCATCATTAGGGTTGAGCCAACGAATCAATGGTGGCAGTGCTGCTGCAGCAAAGGCTGCAGCCAGGTCAGAGAAGCTTGTAGCTCCAGCTAAATACGCTGTTATGACCGTTGCTAGTACTGAACGTCCGTAGGACTGCAAAACTTGCTTTTGTGATTCTGATAGTTTCATTATTCTTTGATTCCTTCGTGCCAGCCGATGTGGTTATCGATTTTGGTTCCAACATTGTCTACCTTTTGTATTACCTCACGCAGAAGTTCTCTGCCTTCAGCATGTTGATTTGTGTTTTCCCTGCGAAGAAGTTGTAGCAACACAACAACGGGGCCAGTAATGACCGCAACAAGTACAGGGATAAACCAATTCATATTAGATCCAACGACTCCCGATTGGTTCTGCCTTTATTCCTTTGGCAGCAGCATCAGAAACTGTTTTACGTTGAAGTTCACCAATGGTGGGTCCACTAAAAGATTCTTTGCCGTGGGTGAACCCAATACGGATTCCCTTTAGGTGGCATTTAAAACAAACGGAACCACGAGGGGGCAATTGGTCGCCAACAAACGCAGATGCACACAGATTGCATATAAAAGAAGCCATACATCATGTCAAACTCGTTACCTGCGTGTGTTGTATGAACCAATAGCTTTCTTTTCGACAGAAGACTTAGGCAAAAACTGTTCAAACCAAGCAAACGAATGCTTAGGCGGAGCATTGTTTGGCAAATACTCAGGCAACCACACATGCTTCATCATTTGATTTGTAATAGCCAACGACATAGTACGGTCATCATGAGGAGAACCATGCATCTTGCCATTGTCCTGACGAACAAAAGTACGCAACTCCGCAATCGTTGTGTCGCTATAAAGACCAAGTTCTTTATTGCGCAACGCAGCACTAAGTTCGTCAATAGCCAACGGCTTTGACGCAGCAGTAGTACGCCAACCCAACACCTCAGTCGCCTGAGGAGAACGCTGACCCAACCTACGCTGCCTATAGATATTCTTGTAACCCGTACGCTGCAACGCTTTCAAAGTGGTCAAACCATGGTTGTTTGACTCCACCCCAACTAGGGCATTCATATAGTAATTAGCCAAAGCATACAAAACATCCTGACCAAACAAGTCAGGATCAATATGTCCATGCCATTCAGCAACCACCTCATAGGTTGATGCGTCAATCACATGAGCACAACTGTAGTCACCATGACCTAAACCTTCAGCAACGTCAGCCCCAATACAATACACATGAGTCAAATCAGGGAAAGCCCAAATTTTTAAAGCCCCACCTTCCTCACGGAAATCAAACACATTCCTGGCCTTACTAGGTTTTAAATAACCAACCACAGGTTCTGTGGTTTCAATATCTCGTAACACACCAATGTCAAACACGGGGCGACCAGAACGAATAAACGCCTCATCAGGGTCAGATGGGTATTCCTGGGCAAGTTGCCAATCAGGTAGCGATCTACGTTTAACCTCGTACCAGTCGTCGTCACGGTCACCAGCAGACCAAGGAAAGAAGATACCTTCAAACTGGTTAGTTTTGTTTTGGGACCCAGCCCACAACCTGTGGAAGATATTTCCCTCGCCATTAGCGGTAGACAAACAAATGATACGACCACCAACGTCAGCAATAGGTTCAATAGAAGCCCACGCCTCCTCACTGTTCGGTAGGAACGCCATCTCGTCAATAACTACCCGATACACAGATTCACCACGAGCAGGGTCGTTACCGCTAGGTAGCGACTCAATCGCAGAATCATGACTGAACACCATCTTCAACTGGTTATCACTAATGAGTGCAGGTCCACGCATACGCATCCACTCAGGAATCTGCTTATACCCATACTTAGACTTTTGAAGCAACTTAGCAGCCTCACGTTCAGTACGACTAAGCATAACTATCGAACGGTCAGCCCAAAAAAACGCCTCCCAAAATACGAAAGCAGCAGCAAGAGTGGAGAACCCAATCTGTCTAGCCTTGAGAACAATGCTATACCGAGCCGATATCCAAGTCTTAACCGTTTCATTCTGTGCCTCACGCATTTCAAACAAAATACGGCCACGCTCAGGATGGCGAATAAACCAATAGTTCGAACAAAAATATGCGAACGCCTCCGCCAACTCTTCAGCAGAAGCATCACTAGGTCCTTTACATAAACGCCATTCCTTCTCATTCAGAAGGTCATGCAATTCCATTATCAGTCGTTATCTCTCATCTTTAAAGGAGGGCTAGTCTCATCACCACAAGAAGGACAAGAACCCCAAACCCTAGGGAACGATTCACCGCACTTCTCGCATTCTTCGATGTCCATTAGACAGCACGAAGCTTACGCTGTTCCCGTTCACGACTAGCCATAGCAGCAATCAACCCATCCAACTCATCATCAGACAAATCAGAAGAACGCCTATCGTTCTTAACTTCAATCGTAGGAGGAGCCATACGGTTCGTAGCCTGGAGATACAACTGAGCCGAACGGGTATCACCCTCAATAGCCGAGTTGTAAAGCGTATCCAGCAATCTCTGGGTTCTTTCTGGAGAACCCTGGATTGCGGACACTCGTTGTTCCCACTGGTCACGGAACACTTTGTGCTGCTCCCAACGATTCAAGGTCTTACGGTTTACACCGATGTGTAGAGCAAACGCAGCCTTGGTGGTTGGCTGCCGTTCAGACGGTGCTGTGGATAACCAATCCAAATATTCTATTTGTGGGTTTGTAAGTACGGCTTCTTCGCTCATCAATATAGGGGGATTTCGTAACCCCCTAGGACGTGTTTTATGTGAGAATGATTCTCAGGTAACGAACGGGGGGGACTATAGGGGGGGACGGGTGAAAACTAGTCCTAGTGACGTGAGCAACACAGCAGGTGTTGATCACACAAGGAGAAGAAAACGTAGTGAATGCGTACGAGTTGAGTCAGTTGAAAGAATGGGAAGAAGTGCGAGTCAAATGGCTAGATGCTTACTGCCCATCGTCAGGGTGGCATGACACAGACAGTTACGAACCAAAAGATTCCGTAGCAACCACCTTAGGTCGTGTATGGAAAGACTGCCAAGAAGGCTATCTTACTTTGGTTGGTACCTTGTTTGAAGCAGAGCTTCCCACACCCGAATGCGTAGGCGACATCAACCACATACCCATTGCTTGGATTGTGTCCCTAGAAACAATCCAACCATCCAAGGAGCAACACAATGGTTAAGCCTGTATGGGAAAAACCAAACCCCAAAAAGAAATCCACCCCCCTCAGTTCTGCACAAAAGGCAAGTGCGAAAGCACGAGCCAAAAAAGCAGGACGACCCTACCCCAACCTGGTTGACAACATGGCAGCCAGTAGAAAGAGCAAATAAAATGTGTAAAACATGCGGATGCGGAATCGCAGACAAGAAACACCCAATGTACGGAAAAGGCAAACCAAAAAAGGTTATTGCTAAAAAGAAGCCTGCACCTAAAAAGTAATGGCAGCTAAAAAAACAACCCCAGCCTGGACCCGTGCAGAAGGAAAAAACCCTAGTGGGGGTTTAAACGCCAAAGGACGAGCATCCTACAAGGCACAAACAGGTGGCACTCTGAAGCCACCCGTATCAGCCAAACAAGCAGCCAAGTCACCCAAGGCTGCAGCACGACGAGAGTCGTTCTGCGCACGCATGGGAGGCATGCCAGGCCCTATGAAAGATTCCAAAGGCCGACCCACACGCAAAGCACTAGCTTTACGAAAGTGGGACTGCTAAAACAATCTGTGTCTCCTAGCATAATGGCAGTGCAACGGACTGTTAATCCGTAAAGTCTTGGTTCGACCCCAAGGGAGACAGCCAACATTCCCCTATGGGGGGACCCAACACTAAATAGGTGGGGGGGACCCATACACAAACACCCCCCACCCTCTTCTAATAGGCCACTCAGAGCCCTGTAGACGTGAGCAACACAACCACACGCCCTGATGCTCCCCCCTATGAAATGAAATCTCTCTCGCCCTCGCTCAATAGAGTCCCTATTGGTTGACGGGGTACGGGGGGCCTATGCCCCACCCCCCATGGTCGGCTGTTGGTGGCTCGCTGTGGCACGAATGGCCACCGAACACGGGAAACCCAATAGCAGTAAGGGTTATACCGTTAGGAGGTGACCACGGGAAACCCTTATGCCACAAGGCTCGCCCGTACTAGTGGCAACGCATGACGGGACAGTCTCACCATGCGGAGCCAAACATAAACAAAACTTTATACGACCGTATAAACAAAATAAAAAGGAGCCAACGTGGCTACGAACAAGGCAAGCGTACTAAACGCAAGTGAAATCATCGATACTTTTGAAGGTATCTACAAGCGGACATTCCATAAGGCGAATGGTCTAGACCTGAAAGGTTGGGTCGAAACTTTCGAATTGTGGGAAGAGTCGGGAATTAGTAAAAATGCATTCGCTACTTTATTGGTGGAGAAGAAATATTTTGACAAGGTTTCAACCTTGAACCAAAACTTTGGGCATATCAATTGGGCTATCGAAGATAACGGTCTAGATGTCAGGGAAATCTGCTTAGAGTTCTCTGGCATGAATGAGATTCGTGATGCACGTTATCCGAAGACTCCTAAGGCTCCTGCAATTGTGAACAAGGCTAAGGGTAAGTTCAACGCAAAGGTAGAGGCCAGCAAGTACACGGAAGACCAAATCTTGGCGATGCTTGTTGCGAAGAAGAAGGGCTAATTTATACGACCGTATAAACTTCCACATTGACGGGGGACACTTGACGTGTCTCCCGTCATGGAACAGAGCGCACAGTGTTTGTTGTGTGTTGTGTTCTGTCATGGTGGCAGAAAATATAAACAGAAAAGAGACAGTAATGGGAATGGTTGAACGCCAAATTGAATGGGAAATCGACAACGAACTAGCGTTTGTTGACTTGATCGAATTCGTTCAAGACGATACGCATTCCGCAACTAAGGTTGCGTAATGTCCCTTGTGGGTGGGTTTATACGAGCGTATAAATTCGCTCACGGGTAGGAACACATGACGTGTGCGTGTGTTGCTACCTGTGATAGTCACGGGAAATACAGAAAGATAATGATGAATATACAGAATGAACTTGAGTGGCTCAATGGGTACGTTGACCATCTTCAGGACAAGCGAGAAAAAGCCGAGGTTGCTGAATTGGTAGACGAGGCAGATTGGTTGACTCATGAGATTGAGTTGACTATTCACAAGATACATGTCCTTAGTGGGAATGTGGAGAAATAATGAGACCAGAAATAGAACTTTACAAGTTCGCTGAGAAGTGGGCGAAACAATGGATGCGCAAGAACAAGCACGATGAGTATGCGGACGAGTGGGATGCATTTGGTATGCGTTCAGATAATCCGTATGACGTGAATCTGTATGTGGAAGACAATGTGCTTTCCATTACGGCCTATCCGTTAGTTCGTGACTACAACGGTCACCACGTTATTGACACGGACAAGATGTTCTATGTGTATTTTTGTCCGTGGAATCCAAAGTCTAAGAAATAGTTTATACGACCGTATAAACATCAATAGAAAGAAAATAGAAATGAATAATAACAATTTGAGTGTGATGCTCGAAAAGAACAAACAAGTAAATATTGCTGTGATGCAGTACTTTGCTTTTCCTGAACAACTCAAGAAAGATTGGGTTGGTTGGGCAAAGATAGAGTGGGCAAAGTTCCGCAAGTCTCATGGCTTTGTGTGTTCCGCACCTAAGTTGCTCACGCATCCTGCTAACCAATCCAAACTAGGTAAGAGTGATATCTATACCGTTGGGCTCACGCTGCAGCATGCGAACGTGAGTGGTTGGGAAACTTGTGCGTGGCGTACGCCATCGTGCACTGCTACTTGCGTACTAGATAATGGCAACGGTCGTTATGACATGGTGCAGAAAGCGAGAACGGTTAAGACTTTGTTTCTGGCCGAGAAACCTACAGCGTTCATGTTGTTGTTGTGTCACGAACTGCGTGTGTTGTCTATGAAGTATGACAATCTGCTTGTTAGGTTGAATGTCAATAGTGATTTGCGGTGGTACAAGATTGCACCATCGTTGTTCACTTCGTTGCCAACGGTGGCGTTTTATGACTACACGAAGAATCCTGCTGTGTTGCGCACTACGGGAATGGTGGCGGACAACTACCGTTTGTGTTATTCCATTAGCGAGAGCGACACAACAAAGCGTATGGGCAATGTCGATATGTTTGTGCGTTCTGGTGGGACTGCTGCTGTGGTGACTATTCGTAACAAGAAAGATGCGCCTCCTAGTGTGTGGCGTGGCAATCCTGTTGTGGATGGTGACGTTACTGATGATCGTTTCAATGAGCGTGGCGTGTTTGTTGATTTGACTGCCAAGGGTAAAGCCCGTAAGATTTCCGTCAACCCGTTCGGGTTTGTTCGGGATATAGCAAAATAGTTTATACGACCGTATAAACGCAACATAGAAAGAAATACAGAATGAATATCACTAGACCAAAGCCAGCTTTACCTGCGTGGAGTTTCCGCAACAAGGTAAACATTTACTATCCATCTAATCACGATAAGCCAACTTGTGTTGTGTGTTCAACTGAACTAACAGACATGGGGCTTGTGCCTAACGCTATGAAAGTGTGGCGTTTGCCTATGGATTGTGAGTACGGCAGCGAGGGTTATTATGCGTGGGCGTGCTTCATGTGTAAATGGGATACGGAACAATCATGGAAGAATGACTACTTAGTTACTGTGACTATTGTTGTTCGTGTTAATGACATGTACAGCGATGAGCATACTCGTGCTCGTCAAAGATATGAACTAGACAGAGGCAGCCATGGCCGTCTTGTTAGTTCAGAAATTATACAAATACAGAAAGAAGAAAAATAAAATGGAAAATGATTATCAAGAAACACTAAGAGACAGCATTATCACGTTGGTAAAACGTGGTTCTATCATGATTGGAGAACTTGACCCGTTCGACTTTGGTTATGACGACCTAGGTAGTGGGTTGTTCAATCCTGATACAGAGATGACATGGGAACAGTTCCTATTCAATGAGTTTGGATACTGACATGACAGATAAATTATGCGTAACGTGTGGGGTTCTTCACTTGAACCACCACATAGACCCTGAGTGCTACAAGTGCAGGGTGATGAAAGATGCTTGGCAGCAAGTACAAAACAGAACACAACAAACAGAAACAACAAAGGAAACAAACATGAGCAACAATTACAACCAACAAACAGACATTGACCAGATTGCACGAATTGCCACGCTTACCAGCGATGTCAATCGTCTTACTCTTGAACTAGATAAGTCAGAAGCAGGATGGCGAGCATCAGAAGTTGAATGGGTGTCTATTCAGAATAGGTCAACAGAAAACTTTCAATCGTTGAAGAAACACAACAAGAACATATTCAGTACTGTGCGTAACTTCATCATGGACAAAGCAGCAGAGGACATTGATTGGATCGATGACAACAGCGAGTTCATTGATGCGATGGTTGACCTTGGTATGGATGGCCTGCAGAAAACAGTCACCGTGTCTAGAACATACACAGTTAGTGTTGAAGTCACAGCCAAGGTTGATTGGGATTGGGATGGTTCCGATGAGGATTCATACATTGACCTAGAACTTGACGAAGACGACATTGGTGGTTCACTGTTGGAGAATTGCAATGATTCAGATATTGAAATCAACGTCAGCGAGCGTTACAGCGAGCGTAGTTGCGACATCACAACAGACACAGACAAATAAGAAAACAAACAGATAGGAAATAATAAAATGGGTTACTATGTAGATTCAATTGATTACACAAGTTTCAAGATTGACCGTGACAAGTTCATGGCAGCCGTGTTGAAATGGGAGGAGGAACATCCAAGCGAACACATCTCATGGTGCGACCGTGTCAGTGATGTACCAATCACTGCAGAGGAAGTACTAACTAGGTTTGGTTTCGATATCTCATTCGATGCTCCTGGTTCACCTGATTACCAATGGATAACTGTTGAGTATTGGGGTGGAGACAAGATGGGTTCATCATGGGAAGACGTGTGGGAAGACATGCTTGCACCTGCTGCAGCGCCAGACACAAACGCTGTGTGGATTATGAAAGGAGAGGATGGTGAAACATGGTGTGAAGAAATCATTGGCAATGAACATCGCCAATGGCCAGTAGAAGTTATCTACAACATTCAAAGAATAGTTTCCTAGAAGAAACTTTATACAAACAACAAATAGAAAGAAATAAATAATGAACATAGCAATAAATACATTCGGCTACACCTTAGCGGTGTGCGCCTGTGCAGCACTCGTATGGGTGTTGCCACGAGCAATATGGATGGTGTTCACACTTGATGTGACACAACCATATGAATTGACTGATGACCCTGTTGGTGCATACGTTGAGGTTGTTGAACTATTAGAAGATGGGCTGGGCGATACGTTTTATACGATTTACGTTTCAGTTGATGAATCTAATATAAACAATCTTGTCGGCAGTAATCTGCACACCAACTGGTTCATCTACAACGTCCTTGAATGGAGATACTAATGATATTAACAGTAGAACAATGGGAAGAAATGTTCAAACCAATCCCTAACCATTTGGATCCTCACGCAAGTTGGTCTGATGGTGAAGATAGAGGGTTGATGTACGAGACATACGGCAACGAGTTGGACTACGTCAATGAACAACCAAACAAACATGTGTGGACATGGGTAGACACTGATGAAGGAGATGCCATTTTAAGCGGTAAACATTGGGTTAATCGCATTGGTTATTTCATCACGGAGAAACCATGGATAGTAGAAATAGTAGTAGAAGTAAATTAGGAGAAACAAAATGGAAAGAGGAAAATTAATTACAGACCTTCAACAGAATTACGAGGCTGATGACTTTGTTGTCGGTGACATCTTTGCTAGGACAGAATATTCTGGTTACGATGAAAATGACGATGAGGTGTACTGCACCAAGGAAGAGTGGGCTGAGGTTGTGCACGAGTACAACAGCGCAACCCGTATATATCTAGAACAGATGGAGCTCCTGGCCGAACTTGTTCAAGAAAAAATAAACAACAGAAAGAAATAGAAATGAAAACACAATTAATACTCACCGTCGAACATCCAGCAGATGTGTCGCCTCAATACTTTATTGACTTGGCTATCAAGCCATTCATAGACGACATTGATGCGGACTCCATGGAAGGATGGGGACTGTCACTAACACAGTCACCACGATATAACTACAAACAGTTACAAGACTACGCACTGATGGTTTCAATAGAACACCACCTGTGTGAAGTGGAAGCATTAGTTGATAGCGGTAAATCTGCAGATGACATTCTGGAGATGGTGATACAGGGTGACGACACTATTGTCATCTGGCAACACTACGAGTATGACGACCCAGAAACATTATCTGAGTCAATCACTGACCAACGTGGTATCAACTTGTACAACTACAATCATGTGCTGCGACAAATAAATGGGGACGAATGGTTCTCCAACTTTAAGGAAACAAAATAAAATGAATACAACAAACAACAACCAAACAACAAACAAGGAAACAACAATGAACACAATCATGAAAACATCAACATCATTCATCAACCGAGACTTACCATGCGGTATCGGACGTATCACCAACAAACACGAAGCACTAGAACTAGCAGGGCTTAACTACCGTGTAGACAGCGTGCCCCTCAGCACACTGACCACAGGAAAGTATGCAGACAAGTTCTATGCTGCGGTGCGCAGTACAGACGGTGCCATGTTGGGTGTGAACAGTTCACGCTTCCATCACTTCCAGCCAAGCTTGCTCGGTGATTTTGCTGAAGCAATCACCAAGATACGACCAGATGCTCACATCAGTCTTGGTGGCCAGTCACCAGATGAACGCACACAGTTTCTCGGTGTGTGTCTAGATGGTGAACCAGTCAAGTCTGTTGGCGGTGACACTCGCTACCGTCACCTGTTGATGTACAACGGCACCAACGGCAACCGTGTATTCGGTGGACACGCAGTAACACAAGAGATGCGATGCATGAATATGTTTCGTGCCTTGTTGAAAGGTGGTTCACAAATCTTTAGCCTGAACCATAACTTCTCTGCGCAACACTTGATCCCGTTTGCCATGGCAGCAGTACAGAACGCAGTGAACCTTTATGACCAGATGGACATAGAGATTGAGCGTCTACTTAGTATTCAAGTACAGCAACCTGTACAAGTACTAGGCATGCTTGCAGGGCAGCGCCCATCTAAAGATGGACGTGGCCTTACAGAGTGGGAGAAGCGGTTCGATTCTTTGTGTGAAGAATACAAAGCGGACTACAACTCCAACCTTCGTGGAACAGCATGGGGTATTGTTATGGCAGCCGAAGGCACAGACGAACACCGTTCGAAAGTAGCTAAAGGTAAGCGTGACACCCAGCGTATCACACGCATGTTGACAGGTAACTACCCGTTAACAATGTCTGCCATGGACATGTTTGCGTCAGCGCAATAAACAACTAACAAAAATAAGAAAGCAATAATGAAATCACAACCAAGAGTAGAAGTGTCCGTCACTTTAGATGAACTGCGTGCAATGACTAAGTCACTAAGCATCGGTGCAGACCAACTAGCAAAAAAGATTCAACGCCTGGGCGATGATAAACGAGCAGAGGGGATCATTGAAGAATACGTTCTTTTAATGGAAGCCAAGTTCGAATGCGAGGAAGTCCTAAAGGAAGCAATGAGATGAACAAACTACGACACAAAGTCGTGATGGCTCTGGCCCTGACCACTAGCGTGGTCGGGGCATTGCCCAACACGGCGCAAGCAAAAGATAAACATGAACGATGGACTGTTGAGTGGTTTCAAAACCATCACCACCCATCGGGAAAGTATTGGGACAAAGTTGCATGGTGCGAAACTAATAGCAATTGGAAAGACAAAGGTAACTTTGCAGGCGGACTAGGAATCGCTGTGACAACGTGGCGTAACTATGGTGGCTATCAGTTTGCTAACCACCCATCCAGAGCAACCAGGGTTGAGCAGATACGAGTAGCGAACCGTGTCGCTGTTCGTGGGTTCATCCGCAAGGATGGCTCGTTTCAGCTACCTGCTGGCTTCGGAGGTTGGGGCTGCATCCGCAACAACACCTACCTGCGCCCCCCTGACACCGCTTTGTGGTACAAGTGGGTACATCATGGCTAAGCAGTGGGTTTGCCCTCGCTGTGGCCTTACAGTGACCGTATCCGTGGACTTGAAGTATCCACCCACTTGCAATAACCACATTGGTAAGAAGCAAGTAGAAATGAAACCCAAAGAAACACCACGTTGACAACCCGTTGACAACCCATTGTGTATACTCCCGACCGTACGGGGAGGGGGACTACAGGGGGTGGGGACAAGACCATCAATCGTTTGCTAAGGCAAACAGATTGATTAAGTAACACATAACAAGAAAGAGCAACACATGCCAAGACAGAAACCACTTAACTGCGGAAACGAAACACATCCTTTGGAATGTTTGTGTGACGTAATAATTACGCAACCAACCAAAACAACAGCCACCATTCCGTACGACATCAAGTACGGCGAAGCAGTGTGTGAACACCTAGGGCTGGGGGTGCCATGGTCAGGAGCAGACTTAGCAGACTTCTTTGAAGGCTTAGCTAAAGTTCAAGACCTGGCTCGTCGCCCGTCACTATGGGGCGAAAGAAAAGTTCAGGAACGTGGATCCAAATATCAGATTCACGCATTGAAAAAGATGAACGAAGAACAGTTCATCGCAATGAAACAAATGATCATTGGGGGTATGAACCCAACACCCATCGTCCGCAGGATGAACGACGACTATGGTATTGTTCTTACTAAGTCATACATATCTAAAACAAGACAGAGAATGCAATTCAGAGGAGAATACAATGTTGATTAAAGACAACAACATATACATACGCCAGTCATGGCTCGGAGATGCACTGATGTGCATGGAACGAGGACGACTAGCAATGAAGGAACCAACGTGGAGCATCGGCAGCGACGCAACAATGCTTGGTACTGGAGTACACACAGCCATTGAGTTGTTCATCAACAACAACGGTGCTGTGTCGCTAGATGACATGAAAGACGAAATGCGTGTCGACATTAATTCATCTGAAGAGAAATTCAAATGGACTTCAATGGAAACATACGATGACATCTTCAAGATGGGCGACAAGCTAATCAAAGCATGGTGGGATGACATCCGCAAACATGTGCCACTAGGTGGGCTCGTTGAACAAAAGTTCACAGTACCCATCGGCATGATGGATGTCGATGACAAGAAATACTTTCTTCATTACAGCGGAACCATGGACTACGTCGCCCCAGATGGTATTATCTGGGACTGGAAGACAGCAGCACGCAAATACAGCCAACTGGAAAAGCAAAAGCAATCCATACAGGCAAGTGTTTACGCTAACGCTGCAGTCAAACTAGGACTATCACCAGGCTTCCCTGTGAGTTTCAACTTTGGAGTTATGACCAAAGCAGCAAAGTCAGAGGGACAAATTATTACTGTGTACCGCACCGAGGCGCACAGTAAATGGATCGAAACGCAGACACGCAACCTAGTTGCATCTGCGTTGAGAATGGGTCAAGAAAACTCTTGGCCCCAAGTAGACCAGCACAATTTGTGTAGCGAGCGTTGGTGCTCGTGGTGGTCTATTTGTAAGGGTGCGCACCTAAGCGCATTCGATAACACAGCAACAGCAACAACAATAGGAATAACAAAGTAGGAAATCATGGACAAAGACCAAGCAATTATCACACAGGTGGCTGCAAAAATTGCAGCAGAACTGACTATCAGTGGAAAGAGTGTCGCAGACTTTACTGCAACATTCCTTGACATCAAAGATGTACTCTTCGATGTCATCTACGGAGAGTCAGCACCAACCCAAACATTGACATCAACACCACAGCAAGTGGCTGCAGTAATGCAGACATTCCCTGAGGCAACACAGCAGAACTTTGCTGTGGCAGTAGCAGGCAAGCAGCATGGCGATTTGCCAAACTGGTTGATTGATGCATGCAAGAAAGATGGAATCACAAAAGTCTATGACAACCGTGACGGTCTGTCTGCTAACCCGAAGCGTCCATGGTTTAAAGCTGTTGACGACAAGGAAAAGGCATACTGGCCACCACGCTAATGAGACTTTCACCTGAACAATTAACAGGTGGATGGGAGCAAATCGGACGGGGTAGCGATACCCCGTCCGTTCCTGTCTACAAACTGTATTCCCCTCTAACAGAGGCAGCACATTCATATGTTCGCTGGGCACAGTCTCCGCATAAGCGAGTCTTCACTGGCATTCAACGCATCGATGACGAGATGCGAGGAATAGCTCCTGGCGAACTATCAATGATCATTGGCTACAGTCACGGTGGTAAAACACTGGCGCTAATGCACACACTCAGTCAGAACAGAGATAAGAAAGTTGCGTTCTTCATACCAGACGAACCCAAGACACTCATCCTCACAAAACTCACATGCATGTACCACGGTGTAGATGCTAGAGATTTGGAACGGCGAGTAGCAGAAGATGACAAGACAGCCATTGAACTACTACGAAGAACAGCAGAAGAAGACTTCCCCAACTTGGCAGTATTCGACCAGCCACTAGTACCTAGTGACATGGAACGAGCCTATGGTGAAGTATCTGATGTGTGGGGACAAGAACCAGACCTGGTTGTTGTTGACTATCTTGAACTAGTAGAGAACGGCGAAACCGTACCAGAGAAAGCCAACTTCGTTAAAGCTTTCGGACGCAGACATGATGTACCGATGCTTGTGCTGCACCAAACCTCACGCTCCTCAGGAGCAGAAGGAAAGAAACTGACCATGTCGTCAGGTTCTTATGGTGGAGAACAACAAGCAACGTCAATCATTGGTGTACGCCGAAAGAAATACGAAATCATGGCTGAACTAAATGAACTAACAGCCAAGATGGACAGAAACCACACGGAACGAACAGCAGAACGCATTGAGTTCCTACGGTACGAACTAGGCATCCACGACTACACGCTCACTGTGTCGCTCCTTAAAAACAAGCGACCAGGTGGCCAACTAGTAGACGATGTCGACTTTGAACTGGACATCCACACAGGACAACTACACGCACTACGGAACGGAGAACTTCCCGACCAGTACTTGCGAAACGCAGTATGGAAACAGGAGCCACTGGCATGACCACAACACTTGAATCATTCATTGAATTATTCAGAGGACGAGG